ACCGTATCTTCGTCGAGGTCCTCTCGCCCGAATATGATTTGAAGTACATGCACAAGAATATCGGTAGCGGTCTTGTTGTACTTATGGTAGTAAAACACTGTTGCTTCATCTCGGCTGCAAACAGTGACGGGGTGTTGGATTGCCTTGAGTATGCCGGTTACGCCTTTGGCGAGGAAGGCACCCTTAGCATTCCAACCCAACCCGTCGAGTGATACCACCTTCTTATCATCATGCAATTGTTCGTAGCGTGCAAAGAACGCTCTTGAAACAGGAGGAAAATGCCTAAACTCGTAAGCATAGGATAACGACTTGCCAGCCATGTACTCCGCATTAGACAATGCGTCGTTCTTGGAGGCTCTTGCGTTAAACCTAGCTAGTGCCTTTCCAACAAAGGGCACCAATACGTAGCCAGTAGAAGTCCGAATGAAGTTCTTTGAAAGGAATGCGCAATCCTCAAGGTGTTTTGAAACCTTAACTTTGCCGATCATGCCCGCGCGCTTTATCGCATATTCGTAAGCGCGCCGCATGGTTCGTACACTACACGTATGACCGCGTAGCGTTGTGAAAGGATTGTCACATCGGAACAACATATCGTCCCCTAGCAATAGGCAATGTCCACGAAGATTGTGGGGTTTTGCAAATGACCACAGAATAGATGCATTCCACAACGAATTGCGGAAAGTCGTCGATTGCGAACCAGTTGGCAACTGATTCTTGATGCGGGACTGGATGCCATGTTCGCGGTTCTTGGCGCTGAACGAATTGGCACACAGCATTAGTGCAGTGATCCACTTGGGAGCACCAAAATGGGCTAACCATTTTACTTCCAGGATGTGCACGTCGCGACGTTGGGTCTGATCATTAGAACTGAAATCAGATTCCAAGAAATGGGTGTCTGTAGCGCCAAATGAATTGATCTTGGCGCACAGTTGATCCGTGCTTTTCTTGTATGCCCCGGTGAATGTAGGTCCACTGGGGTCAGTTTGATTGTCCATCGCGGTGAACATCCTTTTCGTGCACTGCTGCATTACAGGCCCGAGAATCACGTTGTGTATGTCCGAAGATTGATATATGACACGTGGAGCCCAATTAGGGTCGTGCCGCTTGAGAAGTGCCTCCATCTTAACAAAGATTTGTTTAGAGCTGAATTCCTTAGTTGTGATTTCACTAACTAGGGGGAAAACTTTGTTATGACGAGCCTGTTTCTCAGGCGGAAATTGAGCATTCCAAATGTCATAAAGTTCGCGTGTCCACTCGATAGGGTCTCCAGGTCCAGGAGCGATGTGGTTCAATAGATCTAACGAAGCTTGGACCGTACTTGGGTCGACAGGCTTATTATCTAAATAATTGCATCTCTTGTCAAAGGCAGCGAGTATAGATCTCGTAGTGCTGCTGGCAATTACAGGATAGTGCTGACGAATCATCGGACCAAGTACGTCTCTGCGTAGGTCTATAGCATCTTCCTTTCTGGCTCGGCGTGGTATACCAAGTCGGAAAGGG